AGGTTGTTGCTAAGAACCTAGCGACGAACGCAACTGTAGACATTGCTTACCCAACAGGCGAAACTGTGCCGCCTGACTCATCAATGCTCCAAGCATTCAATAAGGTATTTATCTTCCGCAAGGGTCAAGTAGCCCTAGAATGGAATGGTTCGTTTAGCGGAACTCCTGCATTTACCAAGGTTGCTAGCGGAACCTATACGCAGCCAGTGCCTCTGTCTCTAACCGATATTGATTATGCAAGTGGAGTTGCTACAGCTACTGCAAGTACAGCAGCAGTTGCTACCTTGTTAGTTGGGGACACCTTAACTTTTACTGATGCGGGTTCCTCTACTTATTCAGTAGGCGATACCATAACTGTGCAAACGATACCTAGCACAACTACCTTTACTTTTTCTACAGATAAAGCTGACGCTACCAACAAAAATGGTACTGTTCAAAAGCGAGTATCCGTAGGTCTTGGATTCAGCCATATGCCAGCCCCTGAGTTTGCTGTGTATCATCAACGTAGGTTGGTCATGCCGTTTCAATTCTCGGTAGATGCAAGTGCGAACTCATATACATCAAGGGGCATTATCGATGAGGTCATTGCATCCGACATCTTGGACTCCGACACCTACGATCAAATCTACGCTCAGTACAGATTCAATGCAGGTGAAGCTGACTTCACTGTAGGGTTGCACTCCTTTTCTGAGGACAACCTAATGGTGTTCAACCGTAACAGCATTCACCTAATATCTAACACAACGTCCCTGCAATCAGCTAGCACTAAGCTGTTGACCGATGAGGTTGGCTGCGTAGCTCGTAAGAGTATTGAGCAGGTCGGCAATCAAGTCATATTCCTGTCCGACAATGGTGTTTACAGCACTCAGTTCTTTGATGAGTACAACCTTCGTGGAACGGAGACTCCACTGAGCGAACCTATTAACGAAACAATCAAGCGAATCAACACGGATCAGCGGAGCCAGGCCGTAGCTGTTTACTTTGACAATCGTTACTTCATTGCTGTGCCTCTTGATGATGCGCTTCGCAATAACGCTATACTTATCTACAACTTCTTGAACAAGCAGTGGGAGAGTATTGATAGCGTTGATAGCACGGACTGGGACATTCAGAACCTAATAGTTGCTGGTGAAGGAAGCCAACGGGGTGTTTACGCCATAAATCGACTAGGCGGTATCCACAAGATAGACTCTAGGCTACAGGGCGATGACTTGATTAATGTAAGCATAGGAGGCTCTAACGAAACCAAGGATGTCAAGGGAAGCATCACGACTCGTCAGTACACCTTCGGCAACATGAGCAGAAAGAACTGGAAGGAGTTCCAGATGCACGTAGAAAGCAGTGCAGACAATGTCAGCAACTTTGACCTATCGGCTGAGACAGAGAACCCGGACGGAACCTTTGCTCTAGGAACGCTAAACAGCTTCAACGGTAATTCTGATTTAGCCGCTGCTGAAGATGTGTCCATACGTGGTAGAATAGGTAACCGCAGAGGTCACGGAATACAATTTACAGTTAACAATACACAAGGACGACCAAGAATTAGGTCAATACAAACTCAAGGAGCAACCTCCTTTAGATCAACACAGAAAGCAGAATAATGGCAAGATTTGTAACAGGCAATACATTTGGAACAACCGATACGGTAACAGCTGCTAAGCTCAATACTGCCGTAAATGATGCTGCAATATCAACGGACTCCGTGGATAATAACACAATAGAATTAAATTCTAATGCGCTTCGATTAAAGGACAGTTCAAGCAAAACAACTGGTGTAACCTTTGCTAAGATGCAGCACATCAGCACGGCCCAGGTGCTTGGTCGAGTCTCTGCTAGTGAAGGAGATGTAGAAGAAGTAGGTGTTATTATAGGTGGCAGTGGAGATGCTGGTTTATTATTTGACAACGATGATATGCTGGACAACAGCGATACCGCTGGAGGTTCAGCTACTCGTGGTGCGACCCAGCAAAGTATTAAGGCTTATGTTGATAATCTTGAGACTAATCCAGTTAATTTAACTTTGCTTAATAATGCGGTGGCATTCGGGGCTGGATACGAAGTTCCATCATATTATAGAACAAAAGACAATATAGTTCACCTTCGGGGACTAATGAAAGATTCAACGGCTAATCCTATTGCTACCCTTCCTTCTGGCTTTAGACCCGCAAACCAATTACTTTTTTCTACTGGTCAAGCACAAGCGGGCATTATTTATGGAGTTGGAAGAGTAGACGTTAAGGCCAATGGCGATATAGATCTTAATGCCGACTCTAATGCTTATAATTCTCTCGACGGTGTTTCTTTTTTAGCAGACGGAACCTAATGAACCCCCTCCTGCAATCAATTTAATACATCAATAATATGGCAATTATAACATCAGGAAAAACATTTGCTAACGGCGAACAGCTATCGGCTGATAAACTTAATCAAGTAATCACGGCAGCGACCTTTGCGAGTGGTGCCATTGATCCTAGTGTCATGCAGATAGTAGGCAATGCTATAACTATAGCGGATGGAGGTGTTGCTACGGCTAAGATAGCGGATGGAGGTGTTGCTACGGCTAAGATAGCGGATGGCAATGTTACAAAAGCTAAGATAGAAAATGTAGCTAATATGAAGGCCCTTGGTAATACTTCGGGAAGTGCCGCTGCGCCACAGGAGGTTGATATTCTGGACCAGAATGATATGTCTTCGGACTCAGATACTTCTCTGGCGACGCAGCAAAGCATTAAGGCTTATGTAGATGGCCACGGGATTACTCAATCTACAGGAACCGCCCCGTATTATGGTGTCAGGGCTTGGGCTAACTATAATGGAATATCTGATACCCTAAATGCTAGTGGTAACATAGCAAGTGTTGTCAGAAATTCTACAGGCAATTACACCTTTACGTTTACAACTGCTATGCCTGATGCAAATTATTCTTTAACAATTAGCATGAGCCAAGAGAATACTGCCACGTCACATGGGGTTAGTTATATTGTCATTCAATCTACTACGGCATTTGAAATTAGTGTTTACAATCCTAACAACAGTGGTGACCGAATGAATAAAAGCATAATAAATATTTCCGTAATCCGTTAATGAACCCCCTCCTGCAATCAGTTCAATTAGCATTGCAAAATGCTACACAGATAGAAGCTATTGCCTTTATTGATAAGGTCGTGGATTTCTGTATTGAACACGAGAACGGGACGGTATTTCCCGGATGGTCAGAGGATTTAATCCGATTACTCGTTGGATACCATATGGCTAAGGACACATTTATTGTAGAGCAGGACGAAGAGGGTAATATTACAGGTGTAGGTATGTGGTACAATTGTGATGAAAACGCTGACTGGGATTTTATTAAGAACTGGGAGCCAGACAATAAGGATGCTAACGGTATATTTTTGGGCTTTCTTCACGCTACCAGCACCGAACTATTAAAAAAAATGACTCGTAAATTTTTAGAGCTATGCCCCGAAGCTATGCACAAGAAACTTATTATGATGCGTCATAGAAGTCACGTACCAAAACGTGTTGAAAGTAATTACAAACTATTCAATAAAATACTAGCAATATAATATTATGGGAGGATCATCACCATCACCACCACCACCACCAGAGCCACTTGACCCAGGTAAAGCAATGGGCGAATATATGTTCGGCCAAGGATTTACCAATTATCAAGGCGTTACTGACCCTCGATTGCAGGAGCGATTAATCGGCGCAGAGCAGAGGTTCCGTCCGCAGTACGCTGCACTAGAGCTAGCAGATATTAATACGTTTGCTACTGGTATTCCTGGAGGTAGAGATAATCCTCAATACAAGAGACTTGAGGCCAAGCTTGCTGGACTAGAGGCAGGCAAGGGAGGTATCAGCAGCGAAGAGGCAATGAAGATTGCTAGATCAGCGGCAGGTCCTGCTCCGAGTAAAACGATTACCCAATCATATAGATACGGCAGGAATGGTAAAAAAACTAGGACAGTAAAAAATAAGAACTACGAAAAAGAATTAGCCGAATACAACCGTGAGGTTCAACAAATAGCTAGTTCCCTTGGTGGGAATCGTGCCTCTCAGATTGCTTCTATTAAGGCTGAGATGGCGCAGCTTGAAAGTTCGCCCGGACAAAGAGGACTCTTTGATTTACTAAAACTTCAAGCAGAAGAGGCGGGTAAATTACAGCGTTCTGAACTAGCATTACAACGTCGGTCCGACGTAGAAGCATTACAGGAGTTCGCGCCGGATGTTGTAGAGGCTTACCGTGCCGCTGACCCTGCTAGCACAGCAATAGCAGAGCGTATGTCCCGTAGGGCTATGGGTCAACTGACCCCAGAAGAGGAACGCAATATACAGCAAAGGTCCAGACAGGCAAGCCTAGCAAGGGGTCGCATTGGTGACTCATCTTCTCTAGCAGCAGAGGCTCTTGGTCGATCGGACTACACAGCGCAGTTCGCACAGCCAGCCTTTGCAATGAATAGACAGATAGCCGGTGACATAGGTAGTACACTTCTTGGTCGTCCTTCGGCTGCTATAGGTCTAGGCGGTCAAGTCCTAGGACAGGCACAGCAAGGCGCAGCAGGGCCTATGGGTCCTCAGCTATTTGATCCTAACATGGGTATCAACATGGCCCTGCAACAGCGATCACAGGACATTAATTATCAGGGTGCAATGGCTCAGGCTGGTGCTGCACGAAGTGCTGGTAGGAGTTCAATGTTTGGTTCTATCCTTGGAGGAGTTGCAAGTGCTATTCCTTTCTGTTGGGTAGCCCGTGAAGTCTACGGCATTGAGAATCCTAAGTGGCTAGAGTTCCGTTACTGGATGCTGAATGATGCACCTTCTTGGTTCCGCAACTTATACATAAAGTACGGTGAAAGAATAGCTAAGTTCATCTCCAACAAGCCGCGCATCAAATCAATCATCCGCAAGTGGATGAATACAAAAATTAAATAGTATGGCATTTCAAGTAGGATCACAGATACGCCCAGAACTGGGTGACGCAGACTTCAGTGGCTTTGCAAGAGCCGCCGAGATACAGGCTAATACATTGGCTCAGTTAGGTGCTACCATTGGTGGTGCAATACAAGAACGTGCGGAAAAGAAAAAGGAAAAGGCTCTTACCAAACAAGCCAAACAGACGCTATTTGGGATGGTGAAGAACAAGCCTGAACTGGCTAATTTCTTTGGGCTTCCGGAGGATTTTACCTTAGATGACATGACACCCTTTGTGGATGTTATGGGTGCTAAGCCAGCCCTAGCTTTGATTACGCAACTTAATATGGCTAGTATGAAGGCTAGTCAAACAGAGCGTCCCACAATAAGTGATTTAACTAAGTTAAGGGAGTTCCTTCCAGGTGATAAGGTAATTGAAGACGGACGGATTGTTGATACAACTTTTAGGAATGAAGTTCTGCCAAAGAGCGATCCCTTGGTTCAACAGTTATTACAAACTGACGTAGGCCGATCCCAGCTATACGGATACGCTCCGGTAGAATTAGTAAGCACAACTACAGAAGACGAAGAAGCAGAATAGAACTAATACCTCAATGGCCACTTCTACATTCAGAGATCCAGGAACTGGCAGGACATTTAGTTTTAAACATGATTCTAAGTTAACTCCTGAACAGCTACAAGCGTTAGCTCAAGACAAATTGTCTGAGGGGCTAAAGCGAAAGGGTAATATTGTTACCCGTAACCTAGCCATCGGCGTTGATACAATTCAGCAAAATGTTTTTGGATCAACACTAGAAGGTATTGGTAAAACATTTGACCTCAAAACGCTCGAGGAGCTAGGTGCTAGCGTTATAGAGGAGCAAGAAAGCCAGATGGAAGACCGTCGTAGGTTTGCTCCTAGATCAGAAGGCTTTGTTCCATACGTCACGGAAATGGCTGCTCAGTCAGCCCCTATCAGTGGAGTTGGTCTAGCTGGTGGTGCAGCTGGTGCATTGGCTGGTGCGAAGGTAGGTGCAGCTATTGGTGCTGTAGGAGGTCCTGTAGGCGCAGGTATTGGCGGTTTCATAGGAGCCGCAGGTGCGATGCTACCCTTCTTTTACGGAGGAAACAGAGAGCGTCAGAAGGAAGCTATTGAGCGTGGCTTTCGTACTGAGGTAGACGAAGGAGCCGCACTATTGACTGCTATACCACAATCCGCACTGGATAGTATTCTTAATGCGTTTGTTGTTTCCAAGGTTGGTAAGGCATTTGTCCCAGCAGCCATTCAAAAGGGTGGAGGTATATTTACTCGAGTCGCAAAGGGAACTGCACGAGGTGTGCTTACTGAAACTCCTACTGAGCTAGGTCAACAAGTCCTTGAGCGTTATCAGGCCGGGCTTCCTATGGACACGCCAGAAGCCATTGAGGAATACAAGGCTGCCGCCGCTGGTGGTGCAATCCTTGGTCTC